TATGCACCCTTGACCAAACGAATAGATACATTTTTCTCTAACAAGTAATTTAAATCTTTTGAAGTTCTGTAAAGATTGGATTGAAGTGCTATACCAATATTAGGATGTTCTTTATGAAGCCTCAAACATAAATCAATCGTGTCTTGAGTAACACTAGAATCTTCCATATCCAAACGAATTGTTATACCATATTCATATGCTCTAGCAACCAAATCAGTTAAACGAACTTCACAATCTACTTTATCTAATAACAAACCTAACTGAGTTGGTTTAATTGATATATCAATTGGAGTAGAAATTGAACCATAGTATTCTATAATGTCAATATATTGTTGTTCGGCCTTTTGACAATCTTCTTCTGTCTTACTCAATTCACCAAGATAGTCAATCGTTATATCATAACCATCCCATATCAACTTAGAGATTACTGGTATGGCAGAATCAAAATCATGACCAGCAATAAATCTTTTTGCAAAAGGATATAAAAGTTTCATTACATGAATTTTTCAAGATTCTTAACTTTATTTTTTTTCTTTTGAGATTTATATGGAGATTCAGCATACTTCTCATGTGTGTGCAGGTACTCTATATATGTAGTAACTTGTTTTTGATGATCTTCACCAGCTGCACTTACTTGTTGCAAAATACCAGATCGTTCTACATACAAATACTTCAAATGCATCTGTTTCTTTTCTTTCTGGATTCTACGAACAAACGCATGATGAATGATTTGTGTAAAATAAGAAAATGGATTGTGAGATTTTTCTGGATCAAAATTGTGTGCATACAATAAACAGTTTTCTATTCCATCACTCACTAAGTCATCACGAAACGTATAGTTAATGAAGTTAGGTCGCCATGCAAGGTTCTCTGAAATCTTGAGAAAACACTCTGCCATGTATTCTGTACTAGGTGGGTCAGGATCTTCTACTTGTCTTGCATCATTAATTCGTTGCTTCCACTTCTTCATTTCTTTAAAAAACATTTCGTTATCTACATAATGTTTTGGATTAGACATTATTTCACTCCCGTTGAACCAAGCCCACCACCACGATCATCATCTTTATTCAACTCATATACTTCTTCAAGTTGTGCTTGAGTCATGGGACTAATAACCAACTGTGCAATACGATCACCCTTCTTTACTTCATATGCCCAATGGCCATGATTAATAAGTATAACTTTCAATTCATCACGATAACCAGAATCAATTGTGCCAGGTGAATTTAAAACTTGTATGCCATTCTTTGCAGCTAATCCAGACCTCGTACGCATTTGACCTTCATAACCAAAGGGTATGATGATATACAAACCAGTTGCAATAACAGACCAACCATAAGCACGAATCGTTGTATCTTCATTTGATCTAATATCCATTCCTGCATCACCTTTGTTCTGATACTCTGGTAATGGATTATCAGTTTCTTTATAAAATTTAACCTGTATTCTACCAAATTTATCCATTGTCTGGCCAGTCCTTCTCATTGATTCCTATTGGTGTGGATTCTGTAGCACCCCAAGAATATTCAGTTTCAATTGTAGCTGGTTTATTTATCTTGTAAGACTGTGTGCGCTTACACTCAGTACATTCATAATAACTATACCATTGATGATGACTAATACCTTCAGCTATCTGCTTGCAAGTATTCATCTGACAATTCGGACATTTTCTTTTCATCTTCATAATCGTGTACCACCTCTTTTAATGCGTTTCTGATTTGAAACTTCTTCCAAATTCTTTTCTTTCGCTTCTTGGATTTATCTGTGGGTGCTTTCCTGTAAGTCTTGCCCATTACTTCTCTATCTCCTATTTATATGGTTACTTGTTTAAAGTTATAATCAAACTTTTCATCAGTATAAATTTTTACTCTTTCTTTCCAATGCTTCAATCCATAATTATCTCGTTTCTTCCAATGTAAGTCATCAACTATATCATATAAAACTGCTTGGTTGTTCTTGTCATCCAATCTCAAAACTCTACCAATAGATTGCAAATTTCTAATCTTGGCCTTGTACGGGTGTGCAAATATTAATGATTGTAGATTCTTTATATTTACACCGGTCGATAACACACCTGATGATGCAATTATAATAGCTTCTTCTTCTCCTTCTGTTGCTTGTCTAATTTCTTCTCTTTGTTCAACTTCAGTTTCCCCTGCTATAAAATATACTCGTCTAGTAGATACTTTATTTAATAACATTCTCATTAAGACCTTACCATGCTTCTCTACATAATTAAACAGTATGAGTGTATTGCCTTTCTGGTCTAATGCAAGATTGCAAATAAAATTATTGCGTCTATTATGCTCAACAATAAAATCTATTTCTTCTCTGTATGTTGCTTTCTTAACAGACTCTCTCTCAACTTCTGGATACTGCATCAACAAACATTGTATCTTTAATTCAGATATATGTTTGTCTTTCATTAACTGTTTAGATGTTACAGCCTTATAGACTTTACCAAACAACCCTTCCAGTACAAACTGGTGTGTCTTGGATTCAGTCAATGTTCCAGTAGTACCAAATCTGTATCGACAACTAATCATCTTTTCCAGTATGCCTTTCAATGAAACTGCACTACACAAGTGAGCCTCGTCACCAACTACCAAACCAAACTGTTTAAAGAATGGAACACCTAGACGATACAAAGATTGCCAAGTCGAAATCACAATCTGTTTATCTGTTTTCTTATCTCTACCAGAATAAATCATGTGACATTGACTCTCACCATCCCACTTATCATGTGATGAATAATCAAGAAAATCATTATACATCTGTGTCACCAGATTTGTAGTCGGTACCAATATCAACATCTTGTCATGTTTCTCACCCTGTCCCTCATCCAGAAAATGTTGATGCCATCTTATTAATGCATAGATAACCAGACTCTTTCCAGATGATGTTGGAGATAATAACAGAGCTCTCTCTTTCTTCACACAATGTTTGAAAGATTCCAACTGGTAATCTCTCGGTATGATTGGTTTATTTTTACAATGTAGATTTAATGATTTGAAGAAGTCGTTGATGTTCTCATCAGACAACCCTGAGGTAGGTTTGATACTAACTAAATCACTTTTAACTGGATACAATCGTTTCAATGCAAACTGCATCAAATGATCGTACAGTCCAGTATAAAGTTGTTGTGTTTTGATATTGAATAATCGTATCTTGCCATCCCATATCTTGTTACGATATTGAGGCATGAATTGAAAGCCAGGAACTTGGAAAGAGAAATACTCATTCAGCTCTTGTGCAATATGTCTTTCACACGATATTTGAAGAAATGATTCGTTTAGTTTTCCAACAGCAATCATAATTAAAAAGCACCACCCATAAATTTTTGATGGTCAAGTGCGTTCTTTATATTAAAAGATTTATTCTGCATAATTTTTCCAGCTTCATAAACCAACTTTAATTTTTCAGTTTGAATTGCAATTCTATCTTGCAAATTACACAACTTAGAATCTGCATCTAAAAAAGTATTAACATCTGATTTTAAAACTTTGTGATCGAATGGTTCTTTTTCATATTCTTCATCTTCAGCTTTACCCATGTAATACATCCACCTATTTAACTTCATTATATTATACTCTCTTTCAAGGTACCTCAAAATGACTGCTTCATCATGAGCCATTTGTTGATACTTAACTGCTTGTTCTGGAATTTTAAGAGATTCAGTATCGAGCTGGGTGTGGTCAATAGACCTATCTTTCTCAAGCATATCTTTTATATCTTCAATCTTCATGTATATACTATAACATATCTAAATTGGAAATACAAGGAAAAAGATGATTCATACTATTTTTTCTATATCGAACTGGCCACGAAAATTGAAAGTCGCGTCAACGATTATGGGATCCATTCCTGTTGGGGTTGCATCAAATTGAATAGAACTGATGGATGTAGGAAAACAATCAGTAAATCTAATTCTATAATTTGGATTTGATTTATTCGTATGAAGAACAATAGTCAAATCAGAATACTTTGTTGTTGTTGAACCAGTTGACGGTTCTTTCAAAACTGCAAATTGACCATACTCTCTTGGAAAACCAAGAGCTGTCATCCATTCATATATTGATATATAATTCTGCAAATCTTCATCTACAATAAAACTAAGAGTCATTGCTTCAAATGTAAGAGTATCACCTTCAAGTGGATTATTCATAAATGGACTAGGTTCATTTGTTTCACCGAGAACAACTGTTGGCAAACTAATTCTTTGACAAAAATATTGAACAGCTGGCAGTCTTGAAAAACTTACATCAAAACTAACAACATTCAATTGATTTAAATTGGTAGGTTGTGATTCTGTAAGTGCGGACATTATTTATTCTCTGTAAGTATCTCAGCTGTTTTTGGAATTTCTGTAAGCATTTCTACTTGTTCCATATCTTCTTCTTTTATATCTTCAATCTTAACATCTTCACGCATAGCTAATTTACGTTTATACCATAACTGAGCTTCTTTAAGTTTTTCTTTTATTTCCATTTTGTTTCTCCTTTAAAACTTAATACAATTTTATAGAAGTATTTATAATACTTAAACCAAAACCTACATACATACTATAACATAAAGAAAAGCTCAATACAAGGAAAAAGTTTAAATTATTCCATTGAACATGGCATCCAGACATTTTCATCTTTATGGTAGTGAATATTGCCATGACATCCAAACCAATCAGACGCTTTTAAAGCTTCTTCTGGCGTTTTATACATATGTTGAAATAAATCTCTTGAGTTAATAACTCCCTCAGGGTAAGGCCTTACACTACCAAATTCATCCATTGGCCCACGTTTAGGTGGCTCTATAAATTTTCCACTATTCTCCTCTATAAATGCACCGATAGATTCATAGAATTTCTCTTTGCCCACATATCCAATCAGTCGTGCAAGTTCTTTATCATCCCATATAACAAAGGTTGGTGTTTGTTCAATTGGTGATAAACGAAATTCATTAAATGCTTCCATTACCCATCTTGGAGGTGGTTGATCTATATCAATGATTTGAAGTGGAAGATGTTTTGCATACTCTGATTTATGATATGTTGGTGTCACCTCTTTATGAAAATCACGACAAAAACCACAACGATCAGTACTGAACATTAATAATTGTAATGCCTCTACAGGAACAGCCATCAACAAAACAAACA